CCGCATTCCGTTATGGGCAATGTCATATTTTTGAAAGCCGACCAAAATCATACGGGTTATCCCGAAAACTCGACAACGCTTATCACGGACGAACTCATTTTACTGCGGGCGTTCGACGCAAAAGAGCCGAATAATACGGACGGCAATAGACGAGATTACGGCAACAACAGATATTCCGTATCGAACATAGACCATTGGTTGAACTCGACGGCTTCTGCGGGGCAATGGTATTCGCCGCAACACGCAACAGACCAGTCACCGAACAGCACAAGCGTTGTGTCGCGAAACCCTTACGACACGGATGCAGGATTTTTGACGGGTTTTGACGCTCGCTTCATTGCCGCAATTCAAGACACGACAATCAAGGTCGCACGCAACACCGTAACGGACGGGGGCGGTTATGACACGCTTACAAGGAAAGTCTTTTTGCCGTCCAAAGCGGAACTCTTTAATCAAGCCGAAAACTCGATTATGGAAGGCTCGCTGTTACAATATTTTCAAGCAAACACAAACGCTATTAGAATAGCGAAAATATCCACCTACGCCGCAGAAGACAATAATAACAAAGGTCCGTCAAGCGTTACAGCGGGTACGGCTTCGTACTATTGGATGAGAACACCCTACTCGTCGTACTCGTACTGTGTTCGCTTTGTCAATTCAGACGGTTCACTGTACTACCTCTATGCGTACTACGGAGACTACGGGGTTCGTCCGCTTTGTAATCTGAACTCTGAAACTCCCGTGTCAGACCAACCCGATAGCGACGGTTATTACTCGTTACTATTGGACGCAACAGGCGAAATCGAACTTACTTACAATGTCAAGGAAACCGCAACAATGCCCACTGCTGTCAATATCGAATTAGACCTTGTAAAGACCTTTGGTTGCTCTACAACGGTCGAAATTTGCAACAACGGTAATGATACCGTCCCCGTGTGGGAAGACGTTTCTACGGTCGTTAAATCGGGCGTAAACCATATCTTCGCAAACAAGACAAAGACAGCGGACAAATGGAAAGTTGTCATCAAAATTCATATCGTGCGAAATGCCACTGTTGGCGATATAAAACTCTACGGGGTTAAGACTACATTTAAGGAAGAACTGTAAAATGGAAGAAAAAATCTTACTTATCGGCAAACTAATACAAGAAGGTATCGAGGGCGAAGCGGAAGCGTTAAAGGACTATAACCGTGAACTTGCGGAAATCTATGCCCTTGACGCGGAAACGGGCGATAAATGCGCTCCTATCATCGCGGAAATCATATCCGATGAACTCAACCACATCTCGAAACTTACGGCATTGTACACCGAACTGACGGGCATTGCCGAAAACAAGGAGTAATTATGGAACTTAACATTAAACTTATCGGAAACATCGGCAGATTGAACAAGCGAGAGCCGTTCATTTTGGCAGACAACGAAAAACTTGTCCTTAACTTTTCCTGCGCCACGCCACTGACAGACTATTACATCGAACTCAAAAACGGCGACAAATCGGCAAAATACCGCCTTAACGCCGTGTCCACCTATGAAGTGCCGAACGAACTCTTACAGGCAGGAACTTTGGAAGTCACCGTGAGCCTGTTGTATCAAGGTAAAATCGTCGTCACCTACACCGTCGAGCCTATTATCATTGCTCTTATAGACAACGGCTACAAGGGCTTTGCTGAACTCGACGAGGTAAAAGCAAAGTACGACTTGCTTATGGCGAACTACAACGAACTTGTCAGCAAGATAAATCAAGTCATCGACACCGCGAACAGACAGCAGGAAGATATACAAAAACTGTACAACGCGGTTGAACAAGGCGAATTTTAGCGTGCTACCGCTCAAAAAATCTAACTGCTCTCGTCGGGTAGCAACGGCACGGGCAAAGGAGTAATCTATGTTTGGAGCATTATCACTTACGGCTGAACAAATCGACCAACTTCGCAACATCGCGGCAGTCGGCGGCAAATGGCTTATGGCGGCGTTTACTGCACTCGGCGGCATTACGGGCATCGTGAAGATTATCACGACCGTTGTCAGCAAGAAAAAACCCGTCAAACTCAATCAATCGGACTACGAAGCAATCGCAAACGCTATCGTCGATAAAACAAACGGCAGTATCGAAATCAATATGTCGTCCGAAATCGACAAGGCAACGCGTAACAGACTTGCAGAAGTCGAGAAAGTCAACGGCGAACTTGTCAAGGCTTGCAAACAACTTGTAAAATCGCAAAAAGCAATCGCAAACGCTGTTTCGGACTTTAAGACCATATCTACATCGGCGCGTGACGAACTCAAAGCAAGTATGAATGACCTTGCGGACGGCGAAAACGGGCTTGTGGCGGTCGAAACGCCCAAAGTCGATAAACCTATCGTCAAAATCGAAAAAGTGGCAGAAAACGAAAATACGCCCTTGTATTAAGGGGGTGATGATATGAAACGAAACCCGAAAACTATAATGTCGGCTATAATGGAGTACATTGTGCTTATTGCGCCGACTGCGGGATATGCGATTTATTCGTACACAGACACCCTGCAATACACGATGTCCGCGAACTCAAAAGGGTTCTTTTGGACGCTTATCAGCCTTGCTATTCTTTGCGCGATAATCTACGGCATTTTTAAGTCAAGGTATGACGAGTATCTTAAAGGCTATTACCAACACAAAGCGGACTTGAAAGTCGCGGATAACCCGTCGGAACTGTTAGTCAAGACCGTTGCGAAAGAAGAAAAGGTCGTGTCGAATATAACCTACATTCCGATTATGTTTTATCTTCTTATGGCGTTGGCTGTTTTGTCGGCGTTCCGCGATGCAATCGAAAAACTTGAACTCATTATCGAAATCATTGCGGCGAGTGTATTCGGCAAAGTGTGCTTGCATTGCTTGACTACACATTTGCGGGAAGTCGCAACGATAAAAAAGGACGGTGACACCGAATGAGTAGCGAACGAAAAAGAGTGGTGCTTGTCGGCAGTCGAATAACCATTAACGCGGCAATATCGTTGTGTATCACTGCGGCGTTGATTTTGTCGAGTTTCTTTATCTTCAAAGGTATCGAAACGCAAGTATCAGGCAAGGACTTTTGGATACAAAAATCGGTTATGGCGGTCGCAACATTCTTGTTAATGTTCTCTATTGCGAACGTGACTGAAAACATAATGCTCGCCAAAGACAAGGATATAAACGACCGTTTGAACGCGTTAGACACGCACTATCAGACCATAATGGCGAACTACGAAACCGCCGACCTTGAAACCTACATCGAGAACCTGAACATTGCAAACAAGTACAAAAATTATATCCATAAATGGAAGAAGAAACTACGCTTTGCAAGTCGTTTCAAAAAATGGGGAACGCCGAAAAGGCTCGAACGAATAAACAAGGCGTTGACCGTTACAGCGGAAGACCTTTGGGAAAGCGGACAAAAAGTCAAGTATCATCGGATAACTTTCAGCCAAATGGTTAGTGGCGCGAACGATGTGTCACCGAACGACGACGAAAGCGATCTGCGGTCGCACAAAGCCCGCTACGGCGCACAAAAGTTTGGGTGGAAGATTTTATCACTTGTTGCGTTTGGCGCGTTTTCAGGGCAATTATTGTACTCGTGGCAGGACTTCAACAAAGGAATGATTATCCCGCTGATTTTTCAGTGCGTAACAATCTTAATCTCAATCTATTCGGGGATATGTTTCGGATGCGCTATGAACGAACGCACGAAACAGACCTTAAAGCGCAAGTTAAAGATATTTTCGCAATTCCGATATAAGATGAACAACAAGGTTGACGGCGTTGCGAACTTGGGTGTGGAAGTCATTAAAGATTTGGAAGTCGAAAGAGCGAAAGAAAAGTCCAACAACCCTATCAAGCGTACGTTTGATGACACATTCGGGAGCGGACAGCCCGTTAAGGCGGGAGCGTTCGTCGGAAAACTCATATCTTCTACAATAGATATTGAAGCGGAAAAAATGACTGCAAATTAAAGACAAAACCCTCGGCATTTCGTCGGGGGCTTTGCTTTCCAAATCGGAGTGTAAAAATGATGTCAGTCGTTCGTGTGGCGACAATGGTATTATAGCATAGTGTTTAGTCTTTGTCAATACCAAACCATATTTTTTTTGCGTTTTCGGGCAATTTATCAGGCGCGGCGGGCTTGATATTCGCAAAGTCCTTGTCGGGCGCGGGCGACTGCAACGCCTTTCGTATTTCTTCGATTTTCTTTTTGTCGGTAATTATAACGTTCTCGTTCATAGTTATAGATATCTACAACAGTAGAAATTAAATAAGGTTTATAAACAGTGTTGCCACGTCATCGCCTTACAAAGGGGAAACTTAAATGTTAATTTTATTATAAGCCATTATCCGCAAAAAGTCAAGCATAAATTTTATAAAAAAATTGCAACAAAAGTATTGACAAATGCAAGAAAGGGGTGTATGATATAAGAGTAATCGATATTCGGCGAGTGGTTCCCTCGGGTATCGGAAACTGAATATCGGTTATCCACAACCGCTTAAACAATCTCGTGAACCACCTACGGAGAAAGTTTAGGCGGTTTTTTTGTGGGACAAAAGGAGCATTATGGCAGAAAAAAGGTATTATTGGCTAAAACTTAAAGAGAACTATTTTGATAGCCCAAAAATCAAAAAGTTGAGAAAAATTGCGGGCGGAGATACATACACGATTATCTATCTTAAACTGCAATTATTAAGCATTAAAAATAACGGCATTATCGAATACGAAAAGATAGAGCCGACTTTTCAGGAAGAACTTGCTTTGAAACTTGACGAAGATGTTGAAAACATAAGTGTTACGCTTTCTTACTTGCAATCGCAAGGGTTAGTAGATGTCAACGAAAACAATGATTTCTTCCTTATAGAAGCAAGTAATAACATAGGAAGCGAAAGCGAAAGTGCTGAAAGAGTTAGGCTTTTTAGAGAAAGGAAAAATCAAATAGCGTTACAATGTAACGATAGTGTAACGGAAGTGAAACAAATCTCTATATCTAATTCTAACTCTAACTCTAATTCTAACTCTAATTCTAATAATAAGGATAAGAAAGACAGCGAGATTGAGCAGGAATTTGAAGAAGTATGGAAAATCTATCCCCGAAAGGAAGATAAGAAAAAGGCTTTTTCGGCTTATAAGACTGCGAGAAAAAAAGCAAGTTTTGACGAAATCAAAAAAGGTGTTGAAACTTATAGCAATCACATAAGAGTTAGCAACACCGACAAGCGATACATAAAACTCGGAGCGACTTATTTCAACGGCGAGTGCTGGGCGAACAATTACGAACAAAGCGAGCCGCAAGAAGAACTGATTAAAGGCAAATACACAAGATCGCAAGTTGAAGAATTTGCGAAACAACTAAACATAAGTTATGAAAAAGCATTGAAATGCTGTTAAGGAGTGATTATGAAAAGAAATAAAGAACTGTATTTTAAGGCATTAAGGAACTATGAACTTGCGAGCGACGAAGTATTGCGGGACGATGTGATTTATTGCGCGAACTGCAACACGATAAGGGTGTTTCCCGACTTTGTGAACGACGACGGAACGCTGATACATATCGCTTGTCAATGCCGTGATATGGCGCATCGGAAGTTGGAGAACGCCGAGAAAGAATGGGCGAGAAAACAAAAGATTGCACAGTTAAAGGAAATCTCGCTTATGGACGAAAGATATTCGACGGTATCGTTCCTGAACACGAGAACGGACAACCCTGAACTGAAAAAGGCGTATGACAAGTGTGTCGATTATTGCCTTAACGCACAAAAGAACTGCTATGACGGCAAAGGCGTTTACATCAGCGGGGCTGTCGGGGTTGGCAAAACGCACTTAACGGCGTGTATGGCGAACGAACTATTGGAGCAGGGCTTTAAGGTTAAGTTTACGAACATAAGCCGTATTGCCGACCTTATATTGACGAACGATACGACCGAACTCAATCAAGTGCGAAATTGCGACTTCCTGTTTTTGGACGATTTCGGGAAAGAGTTGGTGTGGAAAAACGGCTCGGACGGGTGGTTGCAACAAAAGGTATTCAATCTTATAAACGACCGATATAACGCAATGCGCCCGATGATATTCTCGTCGAACTACACGCTTATGGACTTGTTGGCAAAACACTACGACCGCGCGACAATCGACAGAATAAGGGAAATGTGCGAGCAGATTGAAGTCAAGGGGGAGAATTGGCGTTAATAAGCAATGCACCGTTTGGGCGGGAACGGAGCAAATACACAAAAACATAATAAAATAACACCCATAGTCGGGGAACCGCCCTTTCTCGGCTGACATAAGGAGATAGAAAAATGGAAGAAAAAACTATGACAATCAATGAACTTATTGACAGAATATACGAAGCAAAAGAATTGGCTCATCAACAACACATACAAGCGAACGCAATTATTATCAACGAAAACTTTGTAAGCGTCCCCGCAAAATTTGTAGGCAATGCGGAATATCCGCCGATGATTTGCGGACTTGAAATGCACTACACGAGAGCCGAACTTCCCGACAATACTATGTTTGCCGTATGCGAAGTAAGGGAAACGGAACGGGAAAAAGCGATACGGCTCGCAAAAGAAGAAGTTGTACGAAAGGTTAAAAAGTACATTGACGAATTGTTCGACAAAGTGGACGACTTGACACACGAATAGAAAGGTGATATAATGAGTAAATCAAGAGCGAACGAATTATTGCAAGAACTGCATTCTAACCTTACGGCGAATTGGACGGGAAAGGCACGCTTCTCGTCGTCGGAAGCAATACAGATGTGTCGGGAGATAATCAATGAATACGATAACGATGATACTAATCGGGATAACACTGATGATAGTGTTTCCGATGTTGGCGAACAATGACTGACTACGAAGATAAATGGAAAGAGTACCGCAACAGGGCGATACAGGCGTTAGGAACGGCGATTGTAATCACCTTGATAGTTGTGGCGAACATCGGTCTTATAGCGTGCATAGGGCGACTGACGGCGCAACAAACAAAGTATCTTCTTTACGCACAATGCGGGCTTGTGGACTTGCTCGGAAGCGTGGGAATGGTACATTGTTATCACTATTTCAGCAAGTGGAAGGAGAAGAAGAAAAATGGGAATGATAAGAACAAATGACGGCAGAGTGATTGTGGCAATACCGTCGATGCGGAAAATCGGATACAGTAAGTGGGCGGTCTATTTTATGGAAGATAATCAGATTTACACCGCGATATACTACACGGAAGAAAAGGCTCGACACAGATACGAAAAGGAACTTGAAAAATGCACTCGATGACGGGTGTGTTTTTTTGTGCGGAAAATTTTTGAAAAAACTTTGAAAAAAATATTGAAAAACTATTGACAACAAGACGGGACGGGTGTATAATGTAACTATAAAGATTAAGAAAGGCGCAAGCCAAAGGAGTTAAAAATGAAAAAATACTACACCACGGTTGCAATGAACGGCGAGAGGATTGACGAATTCAACACCGAAGAAGAAGCAAGAGCGGCAATCGAACTGTACGAAGAAGAAGACCGCATCAACGGTTTTGAGCCTGAAAGCCCTAACGGAGATTATGAAGTAAGGGTTGGCGACGACAGAGAAGTCAACGCGTGCGAAACTACGCAAGAATTCGTATGTGTTACCGAATTGGTATATTAAGGAGGCAAATATGAACGCGAGAGAATTGGCAGAGAAACACGGCGTGAGCCATACATTGATTTATAATATGGCGAAGAAACTCGGCAGACTGCCGACAGACGAAGAAATAGAAAACCGCAACCGCAAGACGGGAAGACCGCAAAAGTACAGGAGTATCGAAGATGAAGACGGAAAATAGTTGCTACAAGTGTCCGAACAGAACGGAAGCGTGCCACGATAATTGCGAAGTTTATAAGGCTTGGAAAGCCGAGTATCAACGCAAGGAAAAGGAAGAGACGAAAACACGCAAGGCATATTACAATTACGTCTATTACAGGAGTAAAGATTGATGTACACGGTGTTTTGCGGAAGAGTATGTTGCAATTTCAGCAAATTAAGCGATGCGGACTATTTTGCGAGAAAGAACGGCACAGTGGTGTTCGGCATTGCAAGAGCAGAAAACGACAAAGGAGTGAATGAAAATGGTAAAGAGTACAGAATTGACAGACGCGCTCTATGATTATTGGAGCGACGGCGAAAAGGTGGAATTCCTTGAAGCACTTGACGGGGCGATTGCCGAGATTGAAGAATTGGGCTTTGAAACATACGCAGGGCGCACACTTGCGAAACTCAAAGAGATGCGAGATAATTGCAAGGACGAAATCAAGGAAGAAGCGGAATTCGAGGGTGTTTGCCCTGATTGCGGAGCGGACTTGGAATACGATGAAAGAAGCGGAGAATATGTGTGCCACGAGTGCGGATACAATGGCGGATATGTGCCGAACGAAGACAGACTTGAAGATTACTGACGAACTTCCGACCGCCGCCGACCTTATCGAACTTATCGAGACCTTGAATGCGGTTAAGGCGGAGAAGATAGCAAGGCTTGAACGGTACATTGAGTATCGGGAAGAACGAAACAAACACGACCGCGAAGACATAGAGCGGTTGAAAGAATATTTACAGGAGTGCAAAAAATGAAATTCAGAACATTAAAGGAAGACGAAATCGAGTGCCGTGTTGGGCAGATTAAAGAAAACGGTTTTACGCTTTTGCTGTACAAGAACGCAAGGGTAGATATGGACTTGCTGGACGAAACAGTGGGAGCGGAAAATTGGCAACGAGAACACAAAGAACTCAAAGGCAACATCTATTGCGGAGTGTCCATTTGGGACGAAAGCAAAAAGCAATGGATAACCAAATGGGACTGCGGAACGGAGAGCAACACCGAAAAAGAAAAAGGCGAAGCATCGGACAGTTTCAAGCGGGCGTGCGTGAATGTGGGCATCGGCAGAGAACTGTACACCGCACCGTTTATATGGAACGGGAATGTTAAGCAAGTCAACGGGAAGTACTACCCTAATTACCGCAGTATGAAGGTGCAGGAAATCGGCTACACCGACGACCGCAAGATAAACCGACTTGTCATTATAGGCGACGGAGAAGTAATCTACGAGTTTGGTAAAGAAACGCCGAAAAAGGCGGCTAAAACCGACGAAACACCGAAGACCGATAAATGGAGCGAAGCAGAGCGTAAGGTGTTTGAAATGGGCGAATTTACCGAACAGAACATCGGATATATCAAGACCGTGGAGTTGAAGTACGACAACCGCTATAACGGAAAGACCGTCGGAGACCTGACTTATGAAGAGATCATCGATCTGATCGGCACGACCAAAAGTCAGTGGCTGAAAGACAGATTGTGTACATACAGAGATTTTTTGGCGCAAACGCGCATTGTGGGCGAAGAAGAAACGCCGTTTTAAGATATAATTGAATTCACAAGCAAAAAACCAAAATTATCAATAAGCCTTGACGGGGCGGTCGAAGTAACGTTCACCGCTCCAAAGGCGAAACTTGAAGCCTTAACCAACCTTGCAGACAAGGACTTTGACATTACGGTGAAACAGCATCGAGAGAAACGAAGCCTTGATGCAAATGCCTACGCTTGGGTTTTAATCACGGCGATTGCGGACGAACTGCGGGCGAGCAAAGACGAGATTTATTTGGATATGTTGAAGAAGTACGGGCAGGGTGAACTCATAAGCGTTAAGACTGGCATCGACATAAGCGGGTTTGTCAAGTATTCAGAAGTCGCAGGGTATGGCAAGGTCAACGGTGTCGAGTTTACGCATTATAGGGTTTACAAAGGCTCGTCGGAATACGACACAAGAGAGATGGCAATTTTCATCGATGGTATCGTATCGGAAGCGCAAGGGCTTGGCATAGACACGAGAACGCCCGAAGAACTTGCGGAAATGAAATCTTTATGGGAGAATGGAAAATGAAAAAAATATTCGCAAAACGAACTATTGCTCAATGCGATAAAATCATCGCACAATTAGAGCAAAAAATCACGCAATTAGAGGGGAAACTTAAACTTTCGGACGAGATGAACAGTATAACGTTTGGAAAATGGTTTCACGCTGATGGCGAATTAACGAAACAAATCGCAAAAAGCAAACGCCAACAACATCTAATAGATGTATTAACAACCACATTGACCATATATATGCATATGTATGGTTGCGAGATGGGCGATATTAAGGACGGTGACAGGGTACAATATACCATCAACGATAAAGCATTCAACCCAGACATAATTAGGGCAATTCTTGAAGCGCAAGACTATATACGGAGAACGGAAAATGAACAACAAACAGCGATACGCAATATTGCAAAAGAATAAGAAAGAATGGCTCAAATTTTACGACCTTAAAGACGCGAGCGGTATTTATATCCTTACAAGATACGACGACAACGGCTTTAAGTTTGCTTATGTGGGGCAAGCCAAAAAAGTGCTTACAAGGCTTGCGGAACACCCTATGGGGTATAAACAACACATAGATTTTTCTTTGCGTAAACACGGCATCGGCGCACCGTTCGCCAAAGACGACAAATGGAAATGCGAGAAAGTCTTTTATTGTCCCGAAACCGAACTCAACGTTTTGGAGCAAGAGTGGATACGCAAGTGCCACGAACTCGGTTATCAGTTGCTTAATAAAACGACGGGAAGTCAAGGTCAAGGCAAGCAGGCATTGGGCGAGCAAAAGCCCGCAAAAGGCTATTACGACGGAATAAAGCACGGGCGCAAGAAAGTAATCGACGAAATCAATAACAGGCTCACAAAGGGCGATATTCGGCTTGTAATTGAGTGTCCGAATAAGCGCAAGGAACAGCACCTTGCAAAACTTATGGAAATATTGGGGGAAAACGACGATGAAGATACGGAACACAGCGGAGATTGTTAAGGAGATACTTGAACAAAAGCCGAGAGCAAGGGACTGCGATTTTGTTCTTTACGGTTTTGTGTTGAACAAGTACGGATATTCGGTCAACATACCGTTCAACGAGTTAGCGAATTTAGTAAAGGCGGAAGAATTACCGAGTATGGAAACCGTGGGACGAGCAAGAAGAAAGGTTATGGAACTCTACCCGTCATTGCGGGGCGATAGTTACAAGGTCAGAGTAGACAACACTGCGGAGTACATAGAATTCGCACAGGACAGGAGCGTATGAAGTCGATAATTCAGGGCGATAGCGAAGATAGGTGTTACATTTGCGGAAGAGCGGAGTGGATAGAACGACATCACATCTTCAACGGAACGGCAAACAGAAAGAAATCGGAAAAGTACGGACTAACCGTCCACCTTTGTCATTGGTGTCACAACGAGCCGCCGAACGGGGTGCATTACAATCAGGATGCGGACACACGGTTGAAGCAAATCGGGCAAAAAGCGGCGATGCAGGAGTACGGTTGGACGGTGGACGAGTTTCGGGAAATATTTGGGAAAAATTATTTATAAAATTGTTGAAAAACTATTGACAAACACGGGACGGGGGTGTATAATAAGAGTAGAAATAAAGGAAAGGGCAATACCCTAAGGAGTTAAGAAAATGAAAATCAATTGGTTCGATGAAGTAAAAACTATGTATGAGGCAGTTGTGTGGGAAGACGACAATAACCTATTGTTAGATGAAGACTACACAATAAAAGCAGAAGCATTTAATGCTGTGAAGAAGTTCAAAAAGAGTTACAAAGGCAAGGGCAAACTTGAATGCTATGTAAGATTTTTTGACTTTGAAAATGACTGGGTACAAGATTACAATTTATAAGGAGTTAAGAAAATGACAAGACAAGAAATGATTAAGAAACTCGAAGAAATCAAAGAAGAAGTCGCGTGGGATAGCGACGGCGAGTTGACCGATTACGCACGAGACAAGGCTTATATCGCGATTGCCAGTGCGATTGAACATTTACAGGAAAATTACGGAGCGGAAAATGACTAAACAAGAACAAATAGAAAAAATTGCGAAATATGTATGCAATGTGTGCGATTTTCCGTGTAATGACCACAAGGGTTGTCCTCTTGCGGAAGAAACAGCCGAAAAAATTTACAAAGCAGGCTACCGCAAGATTGACGATTTGAAAGCCGAAAATAAGCAACTTAAAACCGAGTGTGCCTTGTTGGACGATGAATTACGCATTGCGAGGCAGGACACGATCAACGTGTTGAACGAGTTGAAAAAGAAATACGGATTTTATTCGTGCTATTCGTGGAATTGTGATGTGAAATCATTAAACAAAATAATCGACGAAATGATTAAGGAGTTGACGAAATGACAAAAGACGAAATTAAGAAAGGCTTGGAGTTCTGTAAAGCGGACTGGTGCGTTATGTGTCCATACTGCAACTGTATAGGTTGTGAAGGTTTTCTAAAACAAGATGCCCTAACGCTCATAACCAAGCAAGAACAAGAGATTGAGCAGTTGAAAACCGAGTTGAAGCAGTTGAAAACTAATGCAGAAATACTCGCAAGGGGCGTAAGGGATTTGAATCACGAGAACTATAAACTTACCGAGAAACTCAAGCAAGCAAAAATCGACGTGCTGAATGAGTTGAGAGAGAAATATTCTATGTCTGGCAGCGTTGGTAGCGGTTGGGCAACTATTGTACTTGCAGACAACATCGATGAAATGATTGAGGAGTTGAAGAAATGAAAAACATTTTAATCGCAATTCGCCCGAAATGGGTTGAGAAGATAGCAAGTGGACAAAAGACAATCGAGGTTCGTAAGACCGCGCCGAAAGAAACGCCGTTTAAGGCTTATATCTATGCGACAAGACCTAAAAAATTTTATAAGTGTGGGGCAGTTAGTACGAGCGACGAATTGCTATGGCTTGCAAACGGCAAAGTCGAAATGGGTGACGGCTTTAAGTTTTGGGCGGACGGCGACGAGTATCAATGCTTAAACGGGTTCGTAATCGGCGAGTTTATCTGTGATAAGGTTTACAACCTTGTAAACGCTTTCGGCGGCATTATGTTTGCGGACGAAAACCTTAATCAGTTAGAGCCGCAACTTTTTAGGGATATGAGTTGTCTGACGGACGAGCAAACAGCAGATTATTTGGGAAACAAAGACGGCTACGGCTGGCACATATCCAACCTTAAAATCTACGACAAGCCGAGAGAGTTGAGCGAGTTTTATAGAATATGTAAAAACCCTTGCAAGCCGAGTAATGGGGGAATACTTTGCTTAACAACTAAATCGCTAAAAATGAACGGTTGTGACGGTAAGATACCCTTAACCCGCCCGCCGCAGTCGTATATGTTTGTTGAAGAGGTGGAGCAATGAATAAGAGAGAATTTGCAAAACTGAAAAAGTGGACGGACACTCTAACCGACGAAGAACTCAAAAAAGAGTATTACGACACGGCGTTCAAAACGTTAGGCAATCAAGCCGAGGAAATGTATGAGCGCGGTTACGACGAAGCCGACATACGTGAAAGAGAGAAATATGAGAGGTGGCTGTCGAGACAAAGCGATATGCTTGAAGTGATTTGTCGCGAAAGAGGAATCAAATTGTGGGAAGATTTCGCGAAGGAGATAGAGAGATGAAACAAATCAGAGCGTTAAGAGCGAACGGCATAACTTTGTTGGTATCATCGGTGATAACAGCGGTATGTGTCGGGGTATGTTGGAAGCATTTTCCGATTGCGGTTCAGGCGATATACATCTGCATCGCGTTGATGTTTGCGGTGTTCGGCGGAGTAATGGTCGGACGGAGTATTTGGTTGACAAAACAGGGAAAGGAGAATGAAAAATGTTAAAAAACTTTTTAAGAAAACAACAAATTGAAAAAGAAAACGCTGAAATAGAACAGTGGAAACAAAAATATAAAATAGCAAATGATTGTTCAACTATGTATTTCCATAATTGGTGTAAAGCAGAAGAAAAATTAAACGAACAAGAAACCGATTTGCAGATAATGCAAAAGCAACTCGTCCTGTTGGTAACGGCATTGACCGTGTATATTGAAATGTATGGTTGCGAACTTTCAGAAGCAGACCACGGAGAAGGATGGCGGCTAAACGGCAATGTTAGGACACAAGATGATATCACAGCGGTAATTAAGGCTAAAAATATTGCCTTGAACTATAAGGAGAATAGAAAATGACAGCAGCAGAAATTTGTATAGTTGTTTTTGGTGGAATAGGAACAATAGTGATTGCAATTCCTGCAATATATATGGGAGTTGATTATTTCCAAGAAAGGCAAAAGAGAAAAAGACCGCTTTTTACACGTATTCTGTACGAAATGGAAAAGATGCACAAGCGGAAACACGAAGTCAATTTCATACTTATAAGCGACGACGTTCGATATGTTGATTTTGACCGAGTTATGGGTGTTCCCATCGAAAGAGCAACATTGCCGAAAGGTGTTCAATTTGTTGTAGCGGAAAGAAAAGTAAAGGAGAATGAAAAATGAACGAAAACGAAGAAATCAAAAGGCTTAAAGCCGAGAACGAAAAACTCAAAAACAGAGTTGACGAACTCGTTGCGGGTATCAAGGAAATTGACAATGCAAGGGTTATTCTGTGCGAACATGGGGCATATTCTGTCGATTTTAGCGTTTACGGTGATCAGATGTCCACGGTTATTTGGGGCGAAACCGAAGGCAAACTGTATGAGGCTATTGACAAGAGCATAGATGATCTATTCGGCAATAGAGAATATATTATAGATGCAATCAAAAACCACAAACTATTGCAGATGTGTGCAAGATATCAGAGAGACGAAGCAAGCGGCGGATATACAATTATCCTTGACTGGAATAAGCACGACACGGTAAGACACTGCTATGTGGTAAGGAGATAATATGAAAAAAATACTCAAATCACTCATTATAGTACTTATTATAGTAATGTGTATAGTGGTATTAACGGGGTGCGTAACGCGATCGCGGATGGTCGACAAACCGACGAATTTATTGATGATACGAATGGCGGACGGCAATGTCGCCACATACGAGAGACGAGAAATCAAGAACATTGAAGAAACGAAGAACCTTATCATTCTTACGGTTGATTACGGGAACGGCATTGTATCCACCGTTGTATTCAACAAAGAAAATATAACTTATGTCGAATATGCTTGACAAGCGGTCAAGGGTATGATACAATGGTTGTATAACGAATAGGAGAACAGCCTATGATTTTATCGGTGAAACTTCATAGGAGCGCAAAGTAGACAGGGAAGCCTGTCTATTTGCCGTTGTAAGCGAAATGAGATTTACGGACGAAAACAATAACATATCAGTCAAGGACATACGCATTAAGGGCGACAAGGCATCGGGACAGCCGATAACGAAACTTGCAATGTATGAGAACATAGCCGACACGCCTGCGGAATTCGCAAAGATAATCAGGTCGGCGCAGGAGATGTTGGACGGCATCGCATTCACGCCGAAGCAGGCGGAAACGGTCAAGAGCGTTGTTCAGAGTAGGGCGGCAGAAGCCGTACAAAAGGCTGTGGACGCTATTTTAAGGGAACTTGACGAACAGGGCTATAAGGAAGCAAAAGAAGCGATAGAGCGATTTGTGGGGGCGGAATAATGGCAAGTAACATAGTACGAATAGCATATGGTGTTGTTAAGGGCGCAGGCATTGACACGAGCGATATGACGGTTGAGCAAGTCATAGCGAAGATGAACGAGTTGCAGGATGGTGACAAGGTGTCGAAGCGCGACCTGGACGAGAAGAAACTCAAAGAGAAGGGCTATACCGCAGAGCAGTTGAAAGATAAGAGCGATAAGGATACAGCGGATACGGCAGAGAAGTTTGGCAACGAAAAGGGTGGAAAAGAAGAAAGATTGCGTCAGATTGACGAAGAAATCGAAAAACAAAAGAAATCGCTTACCGAAGGAATAACAAAAGATGTTGACGCGTGGAGAGATGCGAAGACGGGGAAACTTATAAACTCTAACAAGAGAGGCGAGTTTTTCCTTACAGATGACGAAACAAAAGCATCGACCGCATCGGCGGCGTGGAACATCTATAAGAATATGAACAAATTACAGCAACAAGGGCTGGAACCCGTTAAGACAAGCGTTAAAAAAACTTATGGCGAGATACCATACGAAGACAAACAGAAAATTGAAAGACAAATAGAAAAGTTAAAGACGGAAAAGGAAGCGTTACAACAGGGATACGACACGCTTGAAGAATATCAAAGCGCGAAAACCGAAGAAAATACAAAAAAACGAGATGCCCGTAAAGAAGAAATAGATAATTCTTACTTCGGGAAGCACTATCGCAAGGACTTCTACGGAGTGTATTATGATTATTACGGATATGATAAAGGTGGAATACGGAACTTTTATGCTCCCGAAATCGATCAGAGCGCGGCAATAGAATTGTTTGCACGGCGCGCAAAAGCATTAGGGGCGACATATGAACACGCAAGTGCGAAATCGGGAGAAGGCAAATTTTCGACATCGATATATCTTACTTTGGACGGCAAGACATTAAGAATATCTAATCACGAATTGCCCGATGCACCTTGGCGTGATACATTGACTAATAACTGGCAGGCGCGTTGGGATGATGAGATAGTGTTCGGAAGCAATGCGGACAAGTCGAAAATGACCAGCGAGATGTTAAAGGCGAAAACGCAAAAGGAATTCGACGACTGGGTATTGTCGAAATTCAAAAGCGAAGAAGATTAAGAACGGGGGTGATTAGTAATGACCAAAGCCGAACGGGAAGCCTGTAAGGCGGAATTCATTACAGGCAACTACCGAACATTAACAGAATACGCAGACGCGCACGGTTATAGTAGAAGATATATCAGAGAGATAGGGGCGGCAGATAAGTGGCTTGCCGACAAGACAAAGCATCAAAGGCAAATTGCTGGCAAACTGCTGGCACAGGACAAAAAGGATGCAATAAATACGCTTACAGCACGCCGTGAGATGATGGAAGACATAAAAAGCACATTATTGAAGCGGGTGCAGGAGAAGTTGTCGGAAGCAACCTTAACGGCGAACGAGATGAACTTATTAGCGAACGCAGTGGTCAAGATTGACACTATGGACAGTGGTGCGATTGAGACAGCGGATAGCGAAAGGGAAGCGTTGGAAAAGGTAGTAGAAGCCTTAGAGGGGGCAATATGCCGAGACAATTAACGTTTACGGATAAGCAATTACAATGCTTGAAGACACCGACTAAGACCTGGAACATATGGTGCGGAGCGGTACGAAGCGGTAAGAGTTTTGCGACTATTATGCAGATGCCCTTGAAGATAAGCAAGCATTATGACGAGCCGTGCCTTATAGTAGCGAAGACGCTCGCAATGGTCGAGAAGAATGTGTTGAGCGTATTAAGAAATCAATACACGGACAGATTTATAGGGTTTATCAAGAGTACAGCGGACGGCAGGCGAGTAGTAGATATATTCGGCAAGGAGATAGACTGTGTCGGAGCGAACGATGCGAGAAGTGCGGCGAAGATACACGGAACAGAGTACGGATATGTGTATGGCGACGAAGTAGTCTTATGGGACGAAGCGTTTTTCACTATGTTGCAGTCAAGGTTAAGCCTTGCAGACAGCGAGTTTGACGGAACTTGTAACCCTGAAAGCCCGTCGCATTACTTAAAGCAGTTTATGGATAGCCCGACTTTCGATGGGAACTGTTTCGAGTTTACCTTGTGGGATAACCCGTATCTACCGAAGCATTACATAGAAAGGTTAGAGAACGAGTACAGGGGGACGATATATTACGACCGCTTCATTTTAGGAAAGTGGACGAGTTGCGAAGGTCAGGTCTTTCCGCTGTTCAGAAGAGACAAGCATTATATCACGCCTGACAAATACACCGACCTGTTCAATGAGAACATGGGCAAGATACGGTATTGTATTGTAGGCGGAGACGGGGCGACAACGAACGATAGTACGGCGTTAGTGCCTTTGATGATATTCTCGGACGGACACGCTTGCGTGGGTGATATATTCTATCATAACCCGAAAGAGAGCGGGCAGTTATCGAATGCTGACCTTATCCCTTATATCCGACAATGGTACGATGATCTGATCAGGAAGTACGCATTGGATAGGGGCGGAGTTAGATTTTATACGGCAGTGGACTGTGCGGCGGCGGACTTGGTGCTGACGATGCGGAAGAACTTGCCGACGAACTATAACATTACGGCGATGACAAAGAAGTCTATCACGCAGACGACGGATGTTGTGAACAATGCGTTTGCGAGAGACTTGGTACATATTCTTGATGTTGGTGGGACTTATAACTATGTGAGACGAAGATTTGAGAGCGGAGTGTCGCAGTTGGTTATAGACCTTGAACGGATGATATGGGCGAAAGGCAACGAGACTTACGATGCGAGCGTTCCGAACGACGTGGCTGACGCGTTTAGGTACGCCGTGAATACTTATTACAATAACCCGCTGAATATGTGGGACACGCCTGATTTCGGGCAATAGAAAGGTGAATTATGGACTGTGATTTTAATTCTTTAGAATTTGCACCGTGGCAGACTGGGGCGGCGTTCAACGCATACCACACTTACAGTTTCGTCAACAATAGTGTATTCTATTCGATGATACCGTCGTATTATCGGGAATATATGAAGCGCTATGTGCAGAATGCTTTATGGTGGAACGATGGCTGGGTGCCGTATTTCCACAATCAAGACAAGGGCATTTTGTCGACGAGACTGGCGGGAGCGATTGTTGATAGAGTAGCAAGAAAGGTTGCGGGCTCGCGCATTATGTACAAAAATGTGGGCGAACTCAAAGACGACAAGGGAAGCAATGTAACCCGTAACTTTATAGCCGACTGGGCTGAAAGAGTAAGGTTTGAAAGCGCGTTGAAGCGTGGCATTAAGTACGCGGCGGCGGGCGGCACGGCATTGTTAAAGACGAACAAAAACGCTGACGGCGATCTGTGGGTGGAGAGTTTAAGGTTTGACCGCTTTATTCCGTCGGTGGACGCCGCAACGGGGCTTGTGCGCGATGTGAGATGTTACTTGAATTTTGTCATAGACGAGAGCAAGAGCAAGGACGGCGAGAGAACGGGCGCGTATTGTCTTATAGAGCATAGGTATTTTGGAGAATATACCACGGTAACGGGCGAAGTCATAAAGAACGCCGCGTTGGTGGAGTACGAAGTATCAAGGGCTTACGGGAGCATTACGAACGGAGAATTCGTCGGTAACTCTTACGAGCGCATTAAGTGGGTAAATTTACCCGACAAGATAAGAAAAGCATTCAAGGACAATTACGGCACGGTTAGGTTGGACGAGCCTATTTTAATGCCTTTCAAGGATTGGCTCGGTTGCGAACTTATGAACTGGACGGACGGGATAACGGGAATGCCTGGGATGCCGTTTGGTGAAAGTTTAATCTTGAAAGCGATACCGTTCTTGCAGGAGTATGATTACCTTACGAGTGTCTATGGAACAGAGATGTACCTCGGACGCGCAAGGGTTATATTGTCGCAAGGACTTGACAGCGGAAGCAACAGAGCGGGGCTTGCAGGCGGTTGGGATAGCGCATTGAACGATCAGGCATTTGTGAGAACGCCGAGTGTAAATCCCGAAGACGACAAACCGTTGCCGATACAATTCGAGATACGCTCGGAAGCATTGGCGAAGATGAGAAACAATCTGCTTGAAGCAATAGCGGTGAACGTGGGGATATCCCCGTCAACATTGGCACCGTTCTTACAGGACAGCAGTGCGAGAACCGCAAGGGAAGTATCCACGGAAGAGAACGAAACGGCAGGATTTGTGGCGGACACAAGGTCTGTGCTGGAAACGGCGATAAACGCAACCTTAAAGCATATATGCGAATACTATCGTGCATTGCATCCTGAACTGTTGGATACGGTGGGAATAAGGTGGTCGCAGGCTGGATTGTCTAACCCGTTTATGACGACGGAGATGATGACACAGCAATACAACGCAGGACTTGTAAGCCTTAAAGGAGCGATATCGGCATTGAACCCTGACGAAGACGAAACGCAGATTGACAAACTTGTCGAAGAAGCGAAAGCGGATGCAATGGGACACGCTGATTTTAACGATAAGGACTATTACGATGATAACGAGACAGTTGAACCCGCAGGCGATAACGCTTGAAGACGCACAGGGCGAGATTAAAAAGACGATAAAGGACGCATATCTTGCGGGAAAGAGCCGCAGAGAAACCGAACGGCTTGTTGCTTTAATCATTGCGGCGGCGGTCAAGAAACTATACACTCCTGCATTGATAGATTGTGCGCCACGGTCATTGTGGGCAATGGCGAGAAAGGTTTACAGCAACTTTTCGACGCTGAACGCAGAAACTTTGAAAACCGTTGCAAAAGGTGTCCCGACGGGGCAGTATCCAAAGGCTTATATGAAGCAGGTCAACGACACCTTGCGTAAGATAGCGGATATACAGGCATTAGATGCGGACGATATTACGGGAAGAAACTCGTTGAGAAACCGTGCGGAGATGGAAGTGCGGTACGAGTATCATCAGAATGAGATTGCGGACTTTAAGAAACAAGGCGCGAAGTTAGTCATTTGCAGTACGCACGCCGACTGTTCAGATAGGTGTTATCCGTGGCAAGGCAGGGTTTATAGTTTAGACCACACAACGGGTATTACGGCGGACGGAAGGCGGTATATTCCGCTGGAAACGGCAACGGATATATATTATACTACAAAGGCAGGAAAAACCTATAAGAACGGCTTGTTGGGGTTTAATTGCCGACACAAACTATACGCGTACAAAGACGGAATGCAAGTACCTTATGTTTCGGCAAAGGAACAAAAGCAAGAGTATGCGATAACCGTGAGACAAAGGCAAATGGAAACGCAGATACGACGATATCGGGAAGAATACCTGATTTACCACGGCACGACCGATGAAGCGTTGGCGCAGAGAGCGAGAAAAAAGGCGATCGCACTGAATAAGCGATACATTGCTTTCAGTCAAAAGAACGAAAGGGCGTACTATCCCGACAGGGTTAAAATCATATAAGTCAATAACAGTAGCAAAGTTTGCGGTTTGGACGGAGAGAGCGGCACAGCCGTTGCAGAACGGACTAAAAGACGGGACGGCGGGGAACTGTTGGAGAATAGAATATTCTAAATACATTAAAAAGGAGCAAATCATTATGGCAATTTTTGGACGAAAAAAGCCGACACTCGAAGAAATCTTATCGATGATTGACGGCTTGCCCGAAGAAGATAAAACCAAACTCTCGGAACACCTGACCGAACGCCACGACGAAGAAGAAAAAGCGTACGAGGAAAAGGAACAGGGCGAAGAACTCGAAGAGAAAGGCGAAGTCGAACAGGGCGAAGAAGAAGTGGAGCAAGCGGACGAAGCACACGAAGAAGCGACGGAAGATGCTGAAAAGGCAGAAGACGAAGCCGAGGCGGACAAAGAGGATGCGGAAGAAGAAAAGCACGACGAAGAAGACACGGAAAGCGTGGACGAACGAGAGGCTGTCTTTAAGGCATACGAAGAACGAATTGCAAAACTCGAAGAAACCGTTGCGAGAATGGCTGAAAGGCTGGAAGACAAAGAATTCGGCGCAATGGGTACGGCAAACCCGACCACGGACAACGGCGAGTGGGAAGGAAGACACACGAAAGCCTATTTTGGCAGATAACACAACAAATTAAAAGGAGACTATTATTATGGCAGCAAAACTTGGTAACTACAATGAACCGTTTGTAAACGGCGCAACTCTTAAAAGACTGTATTCGGCAGTCGTCAAAGATAACATTTTTCAGGATCTCTTTACGAGAGACGGCGAAGCGGTAACGGAAAAATACTGCGAAGACACTTCTGTCGCGCAAGTAACCGTTCTGCGTATTCTTCCTGGCAACGGTGCGGCTCGTGCTATCGGCGCGGACACGAACGGCGGTTTCTTCAACGATAACCCTGCGTTCTTCAACCAAACCGAAGCGTACAATATCGACTTGCTCGATGTTGTTGACTTTATGATCGATATCCCCGAAGTACAGCAGGATATGATGTCCACCGACCTTGTCGCACAAAGGGCTAAAATCCTGGGCGGACAAGTATCGCGTGCGGTCAACGCTATGACCATTGCGGCACAACTTGCAAGGAACTTCAACGATATCGCAAGCGGCAAAGTCGAGAAGAACTGGATTGTTATGGACGCAACTCCTGCAACTGGTGCATATCTCAAATACATCGTCAAAGCGAGCGCGAACCTTGACAACGGCAATCCTGACGAAGGTATCGACACCTATCCGATCGAAGAGAGGGCTATTTTCCTGCGTGCTGACTATAAGGGCGAACTTATGGCGGCTGGTCAACTCCTTGTTGGCGGCTCGAATGCGGCGCAGTATATGGTCAAAGACGGCGGCTTGTCCCCCGAAGACAAATCGGATAACGTGACTGGTTTCAGCGGTCGTATCCTCGATATGCCTGTCTATATGGCTGGTGAAGCGGTATGGAATATGGCGGCATCGTATCTCGGCATCGCTCCCGACAAAATCAAAGGCGTTAAAGGTCTTGTTGTATCGGGCATCGGCACTGGTCGTGGTCTTGCGTTCAATGCTTCGATTAAACAAATCGACAGCCCGAACGGCGCAGGTCAGAGAATGCAACCTTTGTATCGCTTCGGTGCGGAATGCTGGGATGCACTTTCGGTCGTACCTATCGTCGAAAACGGCTTCACGAACCCTGCAACGTCAAGTTCACAACTTACGGTCGTCGCTCCTGGCTCTCGTCTGTACACGATTACCTACGACAAGGGTACAGGCACTGGCACGGCTCCCACGGCTGTTACGGGCAAGAAATACGGCGAAGTCATCACTTTGTCGGACAGCACGGGCTTGACGGCTCCGAGCGGAAAGGCTTTCAAAGGTTGGGACGAAAACAAAGACGCAACCGCTCCGAAATACGCGGCGGGCGCACAATATGTTGTCAAGACCAACGCAACGCTTTACGCAATCTTTGCATAAAGACAATAGGGGCGGGAAACCGCTCCTTATGTGCGAGTAAGAGTATAGCCGTGCAACTCGGCAAACTTGCAAGGAGACCATATGATACAAAAACCTTTTAACGACGCAGATTTAATCTACAACTACGAAGAACACAGATATGTGCCGACAACCGACCTTATATTAAGGAAAACAGGCATAGACCTTGTGAACGGCAATATCCTTAACAGCGTTGACGATGCGAACCCGTCCGAACTCGGTGATAGAGTATTGGACGAGATAAGCGCGCATATTTACGCTACAATCTACGGAATGACGCTTAACGAGAACTATGTATCGTTTATGCTTGCGTGTGATACGGAGTATAGGGACAGGCTGAAAAGGGTGTTCGTCAACGAAGTGCGCTATGCGTTGAGAGCGGGCGACTTTTGGTTTACTTTGGACGAAATGGAAAGAGCGAACTTCATTACAAGGGACAGCGTGAACTTGCTGAACAAGCAACACTCGGAAACGGGCATAAGGCTGTTATATAGGGGCAGATTTAATATGCTGTGCCGCAAGGTAGATTGGGAGTGGTAGAATGGGACTGAACGCACTTAACAGGAATGATAAGTATAACGTGTCGGCGGTGTATTTTAGACGCGAACACATAAGGACGGACGGGACAGCGAGCCGTGGAACGCATATCAAGGTCAAGATAGAAGATAAGCGCAACAAGAGCGTAAGTCAACCGATACAAAACCTTATGACCGACAGCACGACAATGCTTGTAAGCACAAGGAACTTGCAGGAATACGACAAGTATGACGAATTGTACCTTATGGGCAAGCGGTGGCAGATAGTCGAGTTACAGACGGCTTACGAGAACACCGAGATAAGCGGACTGACTAACCCGCAACTGTTGGCAGTACATTATCTTGCGTTGAACGAGTTAGGGGGTAAACCCTTATGGATAAGACCATAGACAACGGAGTATCAATCAATAGAAGAATATCCGCTATCGAGAACCGATTAAATTCAGCCGAAGACGAACAAGTCTTTATTTCGATAAGCAATGCTATTCTGCTGGCGTTTGTACGGATGCAAGGGCGAACGCCTATTGACACGGGAAACTTGCGATATAACGCATTACAGATGAGTATATTGCAGGATAAGACAGAGATATTTATTGACGAGAAAATCGCGCCGTATATGAAATATACGAACGAGAACTGGAACAACTTCCGACCGCCTTTGTACGGAAAGAAAAACCCGAACGAAGGTTGGTGGGACAACGCCGCTGTTGATATGATATATACGGTGGCAGAACTTACGGGGGGAACGGTAAGAGAAGTATGATTGAAGTTAAGCAATTTGTGGATATAATCGAAAATCAATTAAACGCGCTTGCTGTCGGAAAGGACTTTGTGTTCAAGATATATCCGAACGAGGGCGAGTTTGTTGATGTTATACAATCTTCGCAGACGGAACTCCCGAAAGATGTAATCTACGGCGTGGTAACATTTTTGCCGAACACAACTATTCCGTTGGCGAACTTGGGTATATTCAACATTACGGCGAGTTTGTCTATTTTGGCTCCCGTAACGAGGGGCGCGTTAAGCAACGACGATACTTACGGACACGTCAATGAGATAGCGGATATCTTACAGAATTACTACCAACAGCAGACGGGCGCGAGTGGCACTTTAACCGACAAAAGCAACACGGCATACAAGTATGTGCTGGGCATTAACACTCCGCAGACGGGGCAAGAGAGCGTTTACGGAAAAGCGGGAAGAGCCGTGCCGTTGTCTATGGTGCTGTCGTGGCAACTCATACGGGGCGGCGTGTTGTTTACCGATGTTCACGTCCTTATTGACGGAACGGAAGTCGTATGCACGGACTTCGGCGCAGAACTGAATGTCGGGCAACAGACGGACAACATCCAAAACGAAGCGTATTTGCAGTCGTATCCGCAAAGTCAGAACTTGTCGATGACGGTGCAATTACCGTACCAAAACACGGCATTGTGTAAAAAACTCATTGCACAATTATGGAACGGCACATTACAGCAGTCGTTCACAGTAAAATACTACGACGGCACAACCTACACGGAAGAAACCGCAGTCACGAAGAATATGATTGCAAGCAGAATAATCACAAACGCACAGCCTGGCACAAATATGGGCATTGTGGCAACATTTACTTTATCAAGGTAAAGAGTTATGGCAAAACATTATGTAGTAACATTTGAATTAGGTGAAGGCGAAGGCGGCGGTCTCCGAATGAAGACAGGACAGGATAAGAACGGTGCAAACGAAGGCTCCGTTAAATCCATAAGGAAGGCTGTTGCGCGAGTGTGGTCAAGCACAGACTTGCTTCGCACTACATTGGATGCTTCAATGCAAGTTGTATCACGCAACGAAGGGAATAGCCTTATCAACGAGAGATATCAGGCGGTCAAGGGTGTCGGGACAACTGCATTGACACTCGGGCTTGCGTTTGCGGCGGGCGGTGGTTTTGTTGGCTTGTCGGCAATGGCAGGAACGGCAATATCTTATGGACGAAAGATTGAGCAATTCAATTACGAGCGTCGGTGGGAGATGTACGGACTAACCGAGAAACGCGCAAGAGCGGGTGCGAACTTCAACAGGAGTAGATTATGAACAATTTTCAGATTGATATACGCGAAAAAGGTAGTTGGAACAACCTTGACGGATGGGTGCGACCGTTCGACCTGACCTTTGCGTTAGATGAAACGCTGGATAGCGGCTCTGTTCAAGTTACAGGAAGCACAAGAAAGGCTATAATCAAGCCCTACACGCTTATAAGACTGACGATTAACACAACGGTCAAGTATATGCTTGTACAGGACGCAAAACGCACGCAAAGCACCTTTTCGGGAACGATTAAGTACGATTGGAACATCACGCTTATCGAAACCACAAAAATGCTCGAAAGGATACCGTGCGACACAATGCGTTTCTCTAATTATTTGGGACACGATTATGCGGACGGAATAGTAATCAAGCCCGCAATTCAATATAGCAATACAATATGGATAGAGGGCGATGAGATTGTTGATAATGCACCGAATTATGTCAATACATATGTAAAGGATGCGACCTTGACAATTTATGGCGCACAGGTCAAATTTGTACTGAAATCGGGCATTACTTGGTACTACCACACAGCATTGCCGATAAAAAACAGCCCGCAAACAGTTACGGTTAAGAACTCGGCGGGGACGGTAGTCTATACGCAAACTGCGTATGCCGATGCGGCGGGCAATCTTAATATGCCGAACGGGACGATACAATTAACCGACAAGAGTTATACGATAGAATACACGGGGTTCATTTGTAAGAGACGAACGGTTGGCGATACGCTCATAGCCGTGTTTACCGCAACATACCAAATAGCAACCATAGAAGATATCGCGCCGAAAACTAACCCGACTATTACAAGCATTGTCGAGAAGATACTTCGTTCGGGCGTAACAAGGCGTGTCTATCGTGGGACGGGTGCGCTTGATGATATAGACAAGCAACTTATCCGTTTTAACGCGGCACAGGCGGAAAAATACAAGGCAATCGAAACCGAATACAGCACGACGAGAAACACCTTTTTTGAAGCATTGTCGGGCGTTGGCGAGATTATCCACGCAATGCCGAGACTGAACTTTATCGACACATTCGGATATAAGGGATACGAACTTGTGTTTGACGAACTCGGCGGGAACGACGAATATACCGTCCCGACAACTGCCGAGATGACTTACGAGCAAATGTCTTTAACGGGCGACGAATACTGCGAAGCCATAGACAGCGTGGTTGAGAATATAATCAATACAACCGATGTTGATAAGGGCGCGATAGTAGAGCCGTCCACGGGAACATACAAGACTGTAAGGACAGAACGCGGCGGGTATAAGATATCAGCCGACACGATGAGAATACAGACCGAGAGACCTATTTACAGGCTTATTAAGTTAGAAGTCTTGTGCAACGGGAAAGCGGGCGATATTACGGCTTATGTCTATGAGAACGCGGAATATGAAGCCTTATCGGAATATGCGGGTGCGGTGTATCCGTACTCCAAAGCGTATGCATTGAAGTACACTTCGGGGCAGAAAGATATCACGGGGTTGACCTTCCGAGACAACGCGGTGACAGACTTGTCGTCGGCGTTCAGAAACTATGCGATCTACAATATTGTTAAACAAGTGTTAGACACGACGATATCGGACTATACTGCGTTGGCGTTCAGAGTGACCTACATTCCGTTGGTTACGGCGAGAATAACGCAGAGCAAGCCCTACACGGGGTGGGAGACGGATTATTCGTCGAATGTGCTTATATCTAATCAAGGCGGGAATATGGTCGAGAGCGACCGCTATGGCGAACGCTTAAAGGGTTATATTGCAAGGCTGGGCAACAAACAAGTTGTGCGAACTTACAACTTTGCACAGTTTGAAGATTTACCGCAATGTGGGCAACTTATGTATGTCGAAGACGAATATATGTATGTGTCGCTCATCAATGCAAATCTCGACCAAAACAAGGTTAAGGCAACAATTCTCTTAACACCGCAATTCAATAGACTGTCGGAATATGTCGGACTAAACAGCGAATACAGATTATATGATGTTTCCGAAAAACAAGCAGTCGAAAGACTTGTAAATTATACAGAAAAGTGTTATATTACTTATAGAGCAACATCGACGCCTTCGACAGTGCCGTTCATCAAGAGCGATGCGTATTTTTCTATTTTCCAAACGCTCGGAAGACGGGCGGACTACGATGCAGGAGAAGTGCCGACCGCCGCCTTGGTGCAAGTGAGCGGGACTTGGTTTGCGAGAACGCTCGACAAGAGAGCAAGCGGCAATAGCCTTGTGTTCGAGTTTGCGTTTGATGACAACTACGGCGTGGGCTATCAGTCTATTCCTAACTCGGTATCAGGCGATGCGGCAAGGATACAACGATTAGTGCCTTATGGCAATGTCTATGGCGAGTTTGACACGATGAGAGTGCAGTTTGTGCCGAAAGCGTTCACGAACTCCGCCGACAAGATGAACAGTTATCCCGCAATCAACAGCGAGTATCTTACAGATGTATATCCGTTATTCGATACTTCGTCGCTGGAAAATAGCCTTTCCGTGTATCCGTTCCTTATCGACAAAGATAACAAGGAACAGATAAACTTCACTTATCAACTTAACTTCATTTCGGAGATTAAGTCGGTGGTGCTGGGAACGGCGTTCTTCCGTAACAACGATTTACTTGTTGATAGATCAGGGCTTACGGGCGAGCAAAGAGTAGCGTTGAACCCGTCGATATACCTGATTAAAAAGCGACTGAATATGCTGTCGAAACCCGACCTTACGGGTGCGTTGAAACTAACTGCTCCGAACGGGCTTGCGTGTGTATTTCAAGACAACTATGCGAACAACGCGGGCTTTAAGACGGGATTACAGATAACGAACACAACAAACGAAACCTATGTTGGGTGGTGCGCGGTTGACGATAAAACAGGCGAACTGTATATCGGGGACAACTACGAACTGAAACCTAACCACACTGCACCGACACTATACTTCAATTTTAAGGAGTTATAATATGATTTTCTACTGCGATTTACAAGGCAACCTCAAAGCGTTTCAAAACGAAACGGTGTATCAAGGATCGAACAACGTAACGACGATTTATGTCGTTGCGCCGTTCAACCGTCCCGTGGGGCTTAACATCTCGTTCACTAAACCGAACAAACTCGTTACAAGCCCTGCGATTATGAAGTGGGTGGGAACGCTTGGCAATGTCAAGATACCCGTTTCATTCGTCAATATCCCCGAACAATTCACAGATACCTACAATGTGTGGGCGTATGCGTTGCCGTACTCTATCACGGAACAGAACGGCGTTGTGGGCGTGAGCGTCAACGCGGTTATTGCGGATAGCGTGGATGCAAGCGGACAACAGGCTTATACGGGCAATCTTACGACCTTTACGGGGCAATTCACGGTTGCTTATTCCGCATTGCCTTCTCCGCCTACGGATATTCCGACCGAGTGGACACAGGACAAGGTGTTGGATTTGTTGAACAACTATTACAACGACGCCATTCAGAAGATAGGCGAAATGAACACCTTAAAGACCAACGCAAAGGATACGCTTGTCAAGGCGATCAACGAAGTATTTGACGAGATCGCAAGTACGAACGCAACGATTGGCGACCTTTCCAACCTTACCACCGACGAAAAGACCACGATTGTGGGCGCAATCAACGAAGTGGACGAACACGCTGACACGGCACAGCAAACGGCTGACAATGCCAAAGAATTGGCGAACACGGGCATTTCCAAAGCCGAACAAGCGCAAGCAACGGCTAACGGTGCAGTCGCCACGGCAAACGAAGCAAAGACCACGGCGCAGACCGCAGAAACGAACGCGAACAGTGCGGTAGATAAGGCAAATGACGCTGTCGGGAAAGCGAACGAAGCGATAATGAAAGCGGATGCAAAAGCGACTTCTATCGGCTTTATGACCGCAAAAGACGCTGTCACGGCATTGAACGGCTATCCGAGAAATCAACTTAAAGGCGGGGACACGATATGGATAGTTGAAGATGGAACGCCTGACCTTTGGGTTACGGAAGTAGCACAAGAAAGCGTGCCTTACAACTACACGACGAAAGACAAATTCAATCAAGATTTAGTCGATAACAAAGTCTTGCAGATTGGCTATTTCAAGACCGCATACCAAGAAAGCGACGGCAAGCCCGTAACGATAGCGTGGCAAAATGTTGTTGTTAAAAATTGGGTGGCAAGCACGGAGTTTGCAGATTTCCCGTATGAAGCGAAGATAGAACTCACGGACTTTGTCGATTATACGACCGTTCCGCAAGTGGTGTTCGATATTGCCGATACGATGAGCGGAAACTATGCACCTATTTGTAAATCGGGTGATAAGTGTGTTTACATTTACGGCAAAGTACAAGACGAAATCACGCTTAAAACGGTCATCACCTTTGCACCGAATGTCAATGGTGCGAGCGTAACGGGCGGCGGATATAACAACCGCGGCAAATGGGTTGCAAGCACGACCTATGCAATCGACGACCTTGTTTACACCGACAACGGACAATATGTTTGTATCGAGGGTATCACTTCAACCACTTCTCCCGAACAAGACACGGCGCATTGGCAAGCGACTTTTGTTGCGACAGGAACGACTAAAAACGGACTGAAATTCAGCGGGCAGAACGGCAACGGGACGGAAGTGCAAAAGACTTTTGACGGCTCGCAAGCGGTTGAAATAGCGTTCGACGAACAAACGATGACAGCGAAAGAAGTCAACGGCGTTTTGGAAATCGGTGCGAGAGGGACTGTCCCCGAAGCGTTACCGCAAGAAGCGAGTGCGTTGAAGAGCGGGAACTTGCCGATAAGTGGGTGGGAGAAAACGGGTTTCCAAACTTTTTGGGAAGGAACTGCAAAATGCGATGCAAGTACATATAAACCTATTGGCACATCAAAAGAACTTGCAGATATATTATACTCTGATGATACCGCTTATATGATGGTAGACTATAATTATCAATACTACGGCAACTATGACAAAAAAAATGCTAAGTTTTCGTACAAAAATAGTAACGCCTCTGTGGGCAGTATGACAGGCATATCTTTTAGAGCGGGCAGTCAAGTTGATAATCCTACGATTTTTATTACTCGTGACGGAACAATGTACGGTCGCGGTAGTAACTTTGCAAGTTCGGCATACTCCGTTACTTATACTCGCATCGGAACATCAACAATATCGCAACAGTTCTACATCATTTCCGACACTTCCATAACCGTCAACAGCGACATCCTTATGGAACTCACGGACGAGGGCGGGGTAAAAGCCTATTCAATGGAAGCAGGCAATATAACCGTTATCCGCGACACAGTGCCTACACAGCCTATTCCGTACACTTATAAGGTCAAACAGACCAACGCAAGCGGACAGTTTACGGTATTAAACCATTATGTGTCGACTGTTCCTGTAACGAGCGTGAACGGACAAACGGGCGCGGTAACAATCGCAGTCCCGACCAAAACAAGCGAACTGACGAACGACAGCGGTTTTGTCAAACCCTCGGAAGCGAATACCTTTACAGGCGAACAGACCTTTTCCAACGCAAACGGCATAAAGACCAACCGCGTACACAATCTTAACGGTAACGCGTGGTACGACTTCGACGGAACGAACGACAGGTTTGGTAGCCTTGCAACACCGACCATTATCAGAACGAGCGAAGCAAGACCGAAAGCGGAAGTGCCGAGTGGAAGTGGTACAGCGACGAAAGAGTTAGCGTTGTTGGAAGATGTGCAAGGTGCGGGCGAATGGGTGGACGTAGTTAGCACATCGTATGAAGATAAATCACTGGTTAGGAAATTTGTATTTCCAGACCTTTCTGGCGATTTGGAAGGTAAATCGGTTGAAGTTGTTTACGAGCCGAAAACCTATGGTGCTTATACACGTGTTCTTTCGTTTGGTGTTATTTCTTTGCCGAAAGGCGGAACGGCGACAGATTCTCAGCGAACAGTTTCAGGGTTTTATCTTCGTACTGGCGCAGAAGAAACTGAAACAAATCCAGTATCTTGTTATATCCAAATCAACTTTAAGTATGTTTCTTCTACGACAGGAAGCAGCATACAAGTAACTGCTTTTACAAGTATTAAGGGTGCCGAGCAGCCCACGATTAAGTACCGTAAAATAAACTAAAAGGAGATAAACTATGTACGGAATATCAAACGGACAACAACAAGGTGGTGGGGGCGGCGGTGTGTCGTCCGAACTCGTTACCACATTAAAAGGGACGGAGATTATAAAGACTTTCGACAACCTTGACGGATGCGAACTGACGAAAGGCTTTACTGCCGACGGGTATATCTATTGTTAAAAGAACATAAGGAAATGGCGGTTATTGTTAAAGCGAAATGTCTTATGGAACATAGTTTTAAGATGACCGCCAACACAAAACATTTCCCGAAAAAGTATCGTTTTTCTATCGGGGCGAGAATAGAAAACCTTGCGATAGAAATCTACGAAAGCCTTGTGCGGGCGAATGAAACGCAAGGCGACGAACGACTGACCAACCAACAAAACGCAATCATTGCTTGCAAGGTGCTAAATAGTATGATAGAATTGTCTTATAAGACCGTGCAACTCGCAATGAACTCTGTTGAGTATTGGGGCGGGTTAGTCGTGGAAGTTAAGCGAATGACCGTTGCGTGGCGAAATAGCGAGATTAAAAGGGTATAATCTATTTTACCCTACTCGTCGAACTCGTACAATGTTCGCGATGTCAATTCAGACGGTTCACTGAACAACAACAATGCGTACAACGGAAACAACGGGGTTCGTCCGCTGTGGTGGATAGGTTAGACCGAGTAGCGAAAGCGAAAGCACAACTCACCAACAAAGGAGATTATATCCTTTCCGCAAAAGGACAAATACACGATTATCGACACGATTGCGGTTTACGGCGAAAGTTATAAGCGATAAGGAAAAAATGTACGACAAAATATATAACTTGCAAAACCTTTACGGCGCATACTTAAAGACACGGCGTGGCAAGCGGTGGAAATCATCGGCTGTCAAGTTTGAGATTAACCTTATAGAGGCGTTGTTGTTGCTTAAAAAGCAACTTATCGACAAGACCTACACTCTGTCGCAATACAATGTTTTCAAGGTTTATGAGCCGAAAGAACGGCTTGTAATGAGCAACGGATATAAAGACAAGGTGGTGCAACATTCGTTGTGCGACAATGTTTTAGAGCCTATCATCACACGGTCGTTCATTTTGGACAACTATGCGTCGCAAGTCGGCAAGGGTACGGACTTTGCATTAGACAGATTAAAGTACTTTATGGGGCGATATTACCGCCTTTACGGTGCTGACGGGTGGGTTTTGAAGTGCGATATAAGGAAGTACTTTTACAACATAGACCACGATATATTGAAAGGTATGTTGCGGAAAATGATAACTTGTCAAGACACCTTGTGGCTGTGCGACTTGATTATAGATAGCACGGACGGCAAGGGAATACCGATAGGCAATCAGTCGTCGCAACTCTTTGCGCTTTTGTATCTTAACGGGTTAGACCACTATATCAAAGACAAACTCGGCGTGAAATTCTACGGGCGATATATGGACGACTTCTTTCTGATACACAAAGACAAAAACTACCTTAAACAATGCTTGGTCGAAATCAATGAGTTTGTGGCTCGATTAGGGCTTGAACTCAACGAAAAAACTCACATATTTCCGCTACGCAACGGCATTAACTTTTTAGGCTTCCACACATACTTGACCGAAACGGGCAAGGTCATAATGAAACTACGGAGCGACAAAAAGCACAAACTGCTCCGCAAGTACAAGAAAATGTACAAACTCTGTCAACAAGGCATTATCGACCAACAAGCGATAAACCTATCTTGGCAAAGCACAAAAGGACACATAGCAAGGGGCAACACACACCACTTGCTGAACGATTTAGAATTCAAATTAAAGGAGATACAAAATGGCAACTTTAAGTAGTTTACCGATTGGGGCAAAAATAAAAGTACCGCATTCCGTTATGGGCAATGTCATATTTTTGAAAGCCGACCAAAATCATACGGGTTATCCCGAAAACTCGACAACGCTTATCACGGACGAACTCATTTTACTGCGGGCGTTCGACGCAAAAGAGCCGAATAATACGGAC